ATGGAGTAGGCAGAGGCAATCTCAGACAGCGATTCTGATGTAAGCTTCAAGGCACTTGAATAACTCTTCACACTGCCGTTCAAGCCGCCACCACCGCCCGTGGCAGATGCTCCTGCTCCGTATGCCGTGATACCGTCTGTAGCATAGAGATTACCATCAATCTTGATAGCCTTGTTTGTGGAATCATACGTGAGCTTAATGCCATGGAAGGAGATTGCGCCCTCGAAGGTAGCATCGCCCGATACGCCAAGTTTAGAGAATGGAGCGTTTGGCTTCAAAGACACAAGGTCGGCAACGCTCGTTCCTGCACTTCCTTCCTTCCAAGTTGGTTCAAAGAAGGTGAGGTATGCGCCCAAGTTTTTTTCGCTGATAATGAAAGATGTTGGGTCAGCGTGAACCTTACCATCCGTTCCCCACCAGATTGCGCCATTAGCCATATAGCCGGAACCATCAAAACGGACGAGAGAGGTAGCTGCCTGTTTTGAATAATCTTCCTTCTTGTCGAAGCCAACCACCTCACCATCGTTCATATATCCACCCCACCAGGTAGCAATGCCGTTTCCTTTCGCCGTCTTGTCAATAACACCATTAATTCCACTCTCCACCCGCTTGGTCTCATGGTCACGCAGGGCGATGAGAGAGGTAAGAATCAATCCGCCATTGATTTCCGTCTCCACACCATCGGCAAGCACTTTTTTCAGATATTGATAGGTAGACACATCACCGATGACTACACCGAGGTCGCCATATATCTTCCTAGTGATATATGCGTTTGCCAAACCCAGCTTGTCATAGAAGGCAGAATATGCGCTTTGGAAGTTGGTGAACTTCGTTCCCACGGCTGAGACGATAGTAGCCTTGCCGTTGGTATCAGCCTTATTGTAATTTTTAGATATATCTGAGAGATACGTAACGAGTTCCGTCTTGGCACTCGTGAGGGTAGCAAAAGCGGTGTTGAGGTCGGTGAGTTCCTTGGTGTCCTTCAGTACCTCTGCGTTCTTCACCTCATTGTATGACTTCTGTGCTGCCGCAAAATCATCTTCAAGTCGCTTAGAATCCTGCGCCATTGCTGCAATCTCGGAAGGCTCTAGGTAGCCATCGGTAACATAATTATCGAATTCCTTCTTATTATCAGTGACCGTCTTTCCGAGATCCGTAATGTCCGTCTGTGCGGTCTGTGCCGCCTTCTGAGCATCTTCTGCTGCCTTTTTGGCTGCGTTGGCAACGGTATCATCGGTGTATTTAGATGCTTTAATCCAATCACCGATGGCGAACTGAGAACCTGCCGCTTTGTTGGTCTGACAGCGCAATACCTCATTCTTGTAGGTACTGCCGTCAGAAGGATAAGTGGCATTAACCCATATATCGCCAACCTGATAAGGTGTCGTAGGCTGAACGCTGAACACCTTCATTTTCCCGTTTGCGGTCTCCTGTGCCATTCTTGCATCGGAAAGGGCTTTGGCGATGTCGGTATCTGTAATGAGAGTCCACTTATAGGTGTTGCTATCCTTGGCAAAGCGGTATGCCTTGCCCGTCTTGTTGTTGTAGTAAAGGTCGCCAAGATGGATTTCTTTATCCTTATCGGTCTTCCAACTGATGGCTGGGGCATTCTCCAAGGTAGGAACACCATCATAGAACCACGTTTCGATAGCACCATCCACCTGATTCTGCAATTCGCCAATCTTCTTGAAATACTGAGACAATTCCTTGCCATCCACAGTGGATTTAGCGGAAATCTTAGCCTTAACAGACATTTGCTTAGTGCTGCTATCATATCTGATATAAGAGCTGCCCTCATAGCCATTCTCCTTTGTAGGTCTATCACCTACATACATATCACCATAGACGTTGAAGAATGCCTTGTTATTCTGCTTATTCACACCATATTCCACGTACTCCCTATTGGCAAAGGAATAGCTGTTGATGCCGTGATAGAGGCTGATGGATGGCGAATAGGTATCTACCGCCGAGAAGATAAGGCAGTTCTGACGTTCTACATCGGTTCTATTACCGCACTGGTTGAGCACATCACCTTTAGCAGGTACGTTGCTTGCCGTAGCGCAATCGGTATCAGAGAGGTCGATATAATGATACTTCTTTCCTTCCAGCTCTACAGGGTCTTCATCACGACCGATTACCAATCGCCAATAGAAGTGATTGCCAGCCTTGTGATAAGTGCCCTTGCGAACATTGAATGATTCCGAGCGCACTTGGTCGTTAACCGCGAAGTCGTTATCTACCTCATCACCATCCTGCTCTGCTAAGAAATAGCAACGATAAGCCTTCTGTGACACATTATTATATGTCACAGTAACCTCTTCTACCTTATGAGCCACCACACCGCCAGCAGGAGAGATTATCTCCTTACCGCCAATGGTGGATGTTTTATTGATGACCAGCTCCTCGAAGATAGCCTTCATTCTTACCTCCAAGTAATCTGTGATGAGGTGCGAACGACCTTCTGCGTCTGGAGTCCACGAGCCTCCGTTCTCATTGTTGGAGTTACCGACATGCAACCCACTAAAGAACTTCTGCACCTTTTCCCAAGTGATAGTTCCTTTTGCGGTGTTATCCAGCAGCCTAGATATAAACTCCATCCTAGAGCGTCTAGCAGAATAAACGTTACTATCGGATGCAGGAGTGGTATCGTTCATGCCAATTACATAGACACCTCCACCATTACCGCTTCCAGTGCCGCCTATCTGCATTCCATTCACCTTGATGGAATCAACCTTGTCTTCCAACTTACCCAACCGGCTAGTAGCTGCCTTTTCGCCAACCGTGTACTGAGGGTGGTCGTAAGGGATATCCAAAGGTATCTCCATTCCGATGATACGAGAGTTTCGGTAGTGCTTGCCATCCGCAGCCACCTGCGCAAACATATCATTAATCAGCTTTACCTGTTCACCGAGAGGATGGTAATCGTATATTCCATCATTGTAGAACTTGTCGCCATCCATCGTGCAGGTGAAGTTTGAATTGCTGATCATGGTCTTCTGATAGTACTGCTTCGCTCTATCGAACAGAGATAATTGAGCAGTAGGGATGAGGTCCGTATCTGTAATCTTGGTTGCGTCCCAATTGAACAGGAAGAACCTATCACCTTCCTTCGGACACATGACACTATCGGGAAGAGTTCTTCCGTAAGTGTCATTAGCCACTATCTCGAAAAAGTTCTCCTTGTCGATAATCTTGAAACTAACATCGAACTCCATACCCATGAGGGCACCGCTAGTGAACTTGATACCTAGAGTGAGGTTGCTCTTTATCCAACTAGCTTCAAAGCTTTCAGCGAAGGAGTCCGTTGAACCAATCTGCCAAAACGTCTGTGTAGTCTTAGTTCCATCATCGTTATCAACAGTGCTATCGTAGGTCTTGATTCTGCTCACCCTGCATTCAACCTTCGGGTATTCTTCCTCGAACATCACGACACCTTCGATAGCCTGCTTGTCGTTCTTCACGACATTCACATTCTCCAGGTAGCCATCCTTGGCATAGAAACCATCACTATCTACTTCCTTGTTAGGGAGCATGAGGTAATCGGTAGCTACACCATCGGTGGTGACGTCCGCATCGGCACCAGTGAAATATCCCTTCGGAATATTTCTGTCTGAGCCGAATGCGTACAGTCTCGTAATATAAGTTGACTTAGATTCCGAATAGGACATAGACAGAACATTAACATCCTGTTCGAATGTTGTCTGCCCTTCCATTTCGCAATATCCAAGGTATATAATAGAGCCATCTATCCACCACTCGCAGTTGAGTGCGTCTTC